AGTTGCTGCATTGCAAAAAACAGACCTGCAGAACACGTACTATACGCGTTTGTGTAATTATAACTATAAGGTCGCGAAGCTTTACAAAATGATTGAGACAGTGACAACAGACCCAGGAAAAGCTAAAGAGTTACGCTACACGCCCACGCACATGCTTAAAGCGATCGAGCTCCTCAATAGCATGCAAGGCCATAATGCGCCTGAACAAATGATTACTACTAATTATGTAGCTGGTGATGCAGCAACTATGCGTACTGTTAACGTTTCTAATGACGAGGGCAATCCAGAGGTTAACGCGTTGATGGTTGAATATGAGAGAGAGTATTGATAGCCAATGATGGACAAGTGGGCAAAGAGCGGCTTGTTAAAAAGTTTTCTTTTTACACACTTTTTTTATAAGCACAACAACGATACAACACATTCAAGCAAGCTGTTAAGTGAGATAGTGGCATACAGTGAATCAGGTTATAACATTTATCAGATTGGTGACATGCTTATGTTGTCAAGTGAAACAATAAGGAGAACTATTAAGGATGCGAAAAAAAATCACAAAAAAACAATTTGACCATTACTTTGATACTTACGGCATGCTGTGGGCGTTTAACTACGTTAAGCTAAGTAGTGGTAAGAAACAACCCGCGGTTATCCATGATTACTCGGACATTGACGAGTTAATGGAAGAGTTTATAATTGACTATAAAAGGGAGGATCCAATGTTTACACCTTATTACAGCATGTACAAAAAAGCCGAGGAAGAAGTAAGAAAACGCGAGGCTATAGAGCTATTGCGTGAGAAGAACAAGGCAGCAAGCGAGAAAGTTGAAGCCAAGGAAGAAGAAAAGAAAGAGCAAGAAAAGCCTAAAGAGACAATCGATGATTTTTCTACAAGGTTGATGCGATTATTCGGGCTATAACATGAGAGAAACGGGGTTTTTTATGCGATTATTTCACCTGGAGCTATGTCAAAACTTAACCGATGAACAAAAGCAAAGGCTAGGTTATATTTTTGATGATGATGAAAAGCAAAGCAGTAAAGTAACAATCACTAAACAACAAATAAGGAAAGACAAGCAATGTACTACAACAAAAGCAAACAACGACCATTCACCGAGCAAGAAGTTAAGCAACTAAGCACTAAGTACGGACATCGCTATATGCTTAATTTTCTGGTACAACCTAAACAGAGGGTAAACGATGAAAAGAGGACGGCTGATAAAGGTATCAACACTGACGATAGTCACCTTATGGAATGCAGCCAACAGCGTAAAGTCAAAGCAGCTTTCATGTTTTCCAAAACATGCGGGTGAACAACAACGTTTTATTAGTTTATATGCTTATCCGAGAGTGCATAGGTATTTGTCGTGATTTATTTGTATGACGAAGAAGACAAAAAGTTAATATTAGATGATTGCGATATACGATATACATCATTTCATCAATCGAAACAAGAAATGTTGATCCGCGTGTTCTTTACAAATGAGGATGTTTGGAGCGCGTGTTACAGGATGAAGAATGAGCAAGAGCTAGCTTGCTATCGTAAAACAATAGGCTCTTTAACGCATTGGCTAGAGCATCCAAAAAAGTGGGGTAAAGAATGAAAAGAACCAAGCCGAAAATAATATCCCTTTTTTCCGGATGTGGTGGGCTTGATTTAGGTTTCCATCAATGCGGGTATGAGACTGTTTGGGCAAATGATATTAACCAATGGGCAGCAGATACATTTACCCATAACTTTGGTGATGTAATGCATGCTGGAGATATTGAGGAAATTGACCCTTATACTGATAAATCTATTCCTAAATGCGATCTAATCCTTGGAGGTTTTCCATGCCAAGACTTTTCAATGATTTGGAAACGTCCAGGACTTAATGGAAAGAGAGGAAATTTATATAAAAGCTTTTTACGTTTTGTAGATGCAAAAAAGCCAAAGGCATTTGTCGCAGAAAATGTAAAAGGAATATTAAGTGCTAACAAGCACAAAGCTATTGAAACTATTATTTCAGACTTTGAAAGTATAGAACCAGGCTATATTATAAAAATTCAGTTATATAACTTTGCCCAGTATGGTGTTCCTCAGTTCCGTGAGCGTGTATTAATAGTCGGGATTCGCAAGGATACAAACTTTGATTTTATCCACCCTGAAGCAACTCACGGTATAAAAGGAAGTCCATATATTACAGCAGGCCAAGCTCTAAAAGGTGTGAAAAAAGTCAAGCACAATAATGAGCACATGAACACACGGCCAAAAACTATTGAAATGTTAAAACTTATACCAGAGGGAGGTAACTTCACAAACATCCCTAAGGATCACCCACTTTACGTTAAAGGAATGATCAGCCATGTTTATAGAAGAATAAAAAGGGATGAACCTGCAAAAACAATTATTGCAGCTGGAGGCGGTGGAACATGGGGATATCATTTCCCCGAGCCACGACCTCTAACTAATAGGGAACGAGCACGTTTACAGTCGTTTCCTGATGATTTTATATTTCTAGGTACTAAATCGGAAGTCAGGAGGCAAATTGGCAATGCTGTACCACCGAACGGAGTACACGCAATTGCTAACGCATTAATGCCTCTATTTACAAAAAAGTATAAGGAGGGTTTATGAGTGGTGGTGCGTTTGATTATGTGTTCGCAAGTGAACTGTTATCTAATAACTGTTATTCGTGCGCGTTTAAAGAATTTGTAAGAATGCTTCAGTATTGCCAGTCACATAGCGACCACAATATGAACGCAATAGCACAATATCTTTACAACGAGTTTACAACCGCGTTATATGAAGAGATCAATAAGGTAGATCCCTTTCATGACATGTGGCATAAAAATAACGACTTGATCAAAGCAATTGAGTGGGAAGCCTCGGGCGACACTGACTTTAAAGACGTTATTAAGGTGTGGGAAAAATTAACTAGCGTTATAAGGAGCAATGATGGATAATAAGTTTATCAAAATTTATACAAAAAAAAGCGCAGGTAAAGAAGGTTGTGTATATGATATGGTTTGTTTGCAAGAAATATCATCTATTCGAAGCGATATAAGATGGGATTATAAATATGCGCCGTGCAATACAGATGGCAGCGTTGTGTATAAGGAAGTGGGGCGAGCAGTTCATATAACCCTATTTATTGTTCTAAAAAATGACCGGGATTTTGTTTTAAATGATTATGATGATGAGGCTAAACATAAAGAAACTATTGAGTTTTTGGATGAGTACGTATCTGGGGGCTATAGAGAACTAATTACGAAATTGAGAGAAGCTGGCGATCCATATGAATCGTGACGAACAACGCGCAAAACTGCAAGGATCACTTTTGCTATTTACGCAGGTGTTCTTTAAGCTGCGCACGGGTCAAGAGTTTAAAGTATCAAGCCCGCTAGGCCGTGAGGCTCATGTGATAACCATTTGTAAGGCGCTGACCAAAACGCAGCGCGGTGATTGCAATCGTTTGCTAATTAATATCCCACCACGTTACAGTAAGACCGAGTTATGTATACACTATATAGCCTGGTGTTTGGCTAAGTATCCCAATGCGAATTTTCTGTATGTTTCATATTCGCACACGCTTGCCAAGCGCCAGACCAATATCGTACGCCAAATTATTAACATGCCTGAATACAAGGAGCTGTTTGATGCAAGAATTGATCCCAGTACGAGTGCAAAGGATAACTTTGATACTATTCAGGGTGGGTCAGTTTATGCGGCTGGCGCTGGAGGAACGATTACTGGGCGTGGAGCTGGTATTAGGAATGTTGAGGACTTTGGCGGCGCTATTGTCCTTGATGATATGCACAAGCCGAGCGAAGTAACTAGCGACATATCACGCGATTCAGTGGGCGAGTGGTTTTTAAATACGTTGATATCACGCCTAAACAACCCAAACCGCACGCCAATAGTTTTTATCTGCCAAAGGTTGCATGAGGATGACTTGGCAGCCAGGTTGTTGCTTGGCATGGATGGCAAAGATTGGGATAGGGTGGTATTGAAGGCATTGGGTGGCAATGGTGAAGCATTGGATCCTGAAATGCACAGCCTAGAAGAACTCAAGAAGATGCAAGAAACAATGCCCTATGAGTTCTCAGCGCAATATCAACAAAACCCCCAACCCGCTGGCGGTGGTGTGTTCAAGCCTGAATGGTTCCAGCTGTACGATCAAGACCCCGACATACTATCGACATTCATAACGGCCGATACCGCCGAGACTTCCAAGACATACAATGATGCAACCGTATTTAGCTTTTGGGGCGTGTATAAGATACTTTTCGAGGGCATTGATACGGGATTGTTGGGTTTGCATTGGCTAGACTGCCATGAATGCCGCGTAGAGCCTAAAGACCTAAAAGACGAGTTTATGAGCTTTTACAGGCGCTGCATGGGCTATAATGTAAAGCCGCAGTTTGCCGCTATTGAGAAGAAATCAACGGGTACAACGCTTGTGTCGGTGCTCAGAGACATGCCAGGGTTGAATGTGTTGGACATATCGCGCGGACGTGATGAGATTACGGGCGGTGTGTTAAGCAAGGCCGATAGATTTTTAAGGGCGCAACCATTCATTGCACGCAAGCAAGTAAGCTTCAATGCCTTTGCGCCTCATGTTGATTTTTGCATTGATCATATGCGCAAAATAACAATGAATGACACACACAAAAATGATGATATAGCCGATACTTGTGCCGATGCTATCCAGCTGGCATTAATTGACAAAGTAGCCAGTCTTGGCTATGATAACAATCGTGAATCTGCTACAGACGCTGTTAAGAAAATAACAGCCGCAAACGCTCGTCGACGCAACATTAGGGCGAAGTCGCGTTATGGCAGTCGATACTAGAGACACGAAACAGAATTTTGCGGATATTAAACGCAATATCGAAGAAGCATACCAAACTTTTCAATCTAATCGTAAGCGATATAACGAGTTCATGAGATTCGTTTTCCAGTCGTCATTGTCTGGGGAAGATCGCGACATCCTAAATATTACTGACAAACCAGACATTGAGTTTAATATACTCGAGCCTTATGTTGCGCGGCAGCTTGGCGAATTTGCTAAGCAAGAGCCGGGATTTTCCGTGCATGCCCTCGAGGACCAAGTCGATCCTCAAACCGTCGACGTGGTTGAGGGCATCATGCGGAGTATTTTATACGATGCTAATAAAAACTCATTCTCTTACGGCGTGTATAAAGAGCTGTTAGGCGGCGGCTTTAGCGTCATGAAAGTGCTAACCGATTACGAGAACAGCAAAAGTTTTAATCAAGAAATCAAGTTAACCAAAGTATTTGACCCTTGTTTAACGGGTTTTGACCCACTGGCACGCGAGCCGCACAAGGGTGACGGGGCGTACTGTTTTCAGCTGTACCCTAAGTCACTCGAAGATTTTAAGAAAGAATACCCCGACGAAAATGTAGATAATTTGTACTACGACAAAAGCTTAGAAGGTTTCCAGTGGAGCTATCGCAACATGAAAACCGATATTTTGTTGTTAGCTGATTACTATTGCAAAAAGAAAAAGCGCGTTAGGCTGCATTTATTGGCTGATGGTTCGACAATCACTGACAGAGGATACAAAGAAAAAATTAATAACTGGAGTTCTATTGCGCAACCCCCACAAATTGTCAAAACGCGATGGACTGAGAAAACGATTATTTGCCGTTATGTGGTAATACAAGATCGAGTACTGGAATATCAAGAGACTAACTATACGCAATTGCCGTTAGTGTTTGTTGATGGTAACTCCGCGTATGTATCGCAAAACAATTCATCTAACACAATGGAACAGATAACCCGGCCTTATGTTTATAACGCCATGGGCGCTCAGCGATTGAAAAACTTTGCAGGACAGTCTTTAGGCAACGAGCTTGAGAACATCATGCAAAATAAATACATTGTTGATGAGAAAGCGATCCCCGAAGATGCCGCAGAGGATTGGACTAACCCACAAAAAGCTGCAACGCTGATTTATTCATCGCGGGATAAAGACGGCAATCAATTGCCCGCGCCTATTCCTGTACAACGTTCCGACATACCCGGGATTATATCCCAGACATTTATGGGAGTTGATCAAAGCGTACAAGCGCAGCTGGGTGCTTTTAATCATCAGCTGAATAATCAACAGCAAGTTTCCGGGGTTGCTATCCAAGAGGCAATGTCAGCGAATAATGCGGTAAGTGCGCCTTATAACAAAGGCTATTTGATGGCGCTAACACAGGCGGCGCAAATTATTTTGGAAATGATCCCAATGTATTATGCAACGCCGCGTACTGTTCCTGTGGTGGATCGGAAGGGAAAGCGTACATACACTAAAATTAACCAAATAATGCCAACTGGAATGCCTCAACCTGGTTCACCGCAGCTTAATTATGACCATGATGTGCTTGAGGTTCAGGTGGAGGCAGGTTTTAACTACGAGACTCAGAAAAACCGCGCACTTTCTCAGATGGTCGAATTAATGAACGCGTCACAAGGGTTCAGGGCAATGATTGAGCAAGAAGGCTTGCCAATGCTTGTTAGCAATCTTGATATCAAAGGCGCTGACCAGCTGACACAAATGGCTGAGCAATTCACACAAATGCAAAAGCAAATGCAGGCGCAAGCTGCACAGCAAGGGCAGCAGAGTAACCCGGCCGTATTGGCGGCACAAGCTAAACAATCAGAGCTACAATTACAATCGCAAAAGATGCAGGCGGACATACAACTTGATCAAGCTAACTTACAGCTTAAGCAACAACAAATGCAAAATGATCATACAATCCAATTATTAAAGATTCAGGCGCAACAAGAGGCGGGGCAGGTTCAACTAGCCAAGGCGCACGCTGAAAACTTAAGAAGTACCGCTGACATGCACTTGAAAGCGAACGATCAAGCGCATAGACATGGGCAAGACATTTTAAACAACGTTAAAGAGGTAATTAACAATGAAAATGCAACACAGTAAAACTGGCCGTACTCATATGAAGCTAGCGGGCGGTAAGCAAAACATGCCGAGCGTAGGTCGCAAGTTTGGCAAATCTAATTCAGCGCCTAAAAAAAAAGCAATGAAAACTGGATACAAGGCGCGATAAAAAAGCCGGGCGCATTGCGTGCAGTTGCTAAGCGCAAAGGCTTGGTCAAAGGTGATGAAAAGCTAAGTGCGGCTGATTTGTCTAAGCTAAGCAAAGGCGCATCACCATTAATGAAAAGGCGTATTGCTTTAGCTAGAACGCTCAAGAAAATGAAGCGCAAATGACACGCTTGCATAATATCCACTCTTTTAGCATAGTATATCCTTCTAACTAAAGAGAGGATATTTTAATGTCTACAATAGCACCCATATTGAACCGTGTAGCATTGCGAAAATTGCCTGAGGAACGTATAGACGGCGATTTGATTGAAGTAGTCGAAAACTATAAAGACAATCCAATAATCAAAGCTGAAGTTATTGCCATTGGCCCTGGTCGTCCTGATAAAACCGGCAAGCTTATGCCAATGAACGTTGAAGTTGGCGATTATGTGCTTGTACGCAAACACGGTTCTATCAATATCGCTCATGAAGATGGCGAAATTAACTTTGTTGCAGAGCCAGACATACTTGCTATAATAGAGTAGTTATATTTCAGTCCTGTGCTTAGCCCTCCTAGTGAGGGCTTTTTTTTGTCCATGATATTTTCGAAGCAAGTGCATTTAACTTGTCTAATTTTGGGTGTAAATTATTTTTTTTTTTTTACACCCAAAATTAGACAAGTTGTGGTACACAAAGGCGCTTACTGCATCAACTTGTTCAATTCTTGTGTGGATAACTTCTGTTTTTTGTCTGTTCATTTAAAAGTCATATAATCGAGTATGAATACATTGCTTTGCCCCATGGAAGGGGCGACTTAGCTTTGATGTTCAAGTGGACGTCACTATAAACCGGCATTACCTAGCCATAGGGTGAAATGGTCGCGACGGGAGACGTTATCCCGGCATTACCGTGACGGGGTTAATAGTTAATAAAAGAGGTTTGAGATGACTGAAGAAGTTCAGGCAGAAGTGGTGCAGGATAGTGTGCCATCAAGTGTAGACACTCAAGTTGCGACACCATCTGAAAATATGGTGCCACAATCTACAGTAGATAGGCTTGTTGGTGATTCTAAACTGAAAGGGTACAACAAAGCCGTTGAAGAATTTAAGAATCAACAGCAATACACGCAGCAAGCGCCTCAATATCAACAAGCGCCGGTGCAAAACACACCACCAAGCTTTGGGGGTATTGATCAAACAGCGCTCAATTCGTACGTTGATCAGCGATTCCAACAACTTCAACAGCAACAAGCGGAGCAAAATCAGCAGGCTTACTATCAGCAAGAAGCGCAAAGAATCTTGCAGGAAATGGGCCAGAAAACGAATGATGCTAAATCTCGATATGAGGATTTTGATCAAGCGTTGGAATCAGTTGGTGGCTTCCAGTCTGTACCTGAGGTTTGGCAATACGCGAATGCGGTTGATAATGGTGGTGATGTACTTTACGACCTGGCTAAAAATCCGGGTAAAGTAGCAACCATATTGCAACTGGGTTCACGTGATCAAAACCTAGCTATTTCTGAGATTAAGCGCCTTTCTAATTCGATTAAACAAAATCAGAATGGTGTTAATCAGCAAGTTGCGCCTGATCCAATCAGACAGGTCAAATCTTCAAATGTTGGCGTAGGTGATGGCCCTAAAACGATAGCGGATTTTAAAAAGATTTATATTTCTTAATCTGATTAATTGAAGCGTTTTAATTAAATAGCCATTGCCCGAATTTAACTTATTTGGAGTTTTAACAATGGCTAGTAATTCATTGATTGATGTGGCTACTTACCAGATGTCCGGTCTGGCGTTGCTACAAAATATGTACTGTTACATTAACAAAGCGAACACAAAATTTAGAAATTTTGACCGCATTGTTAACAACCGTGGTGCAACTGTAAGTTTTGATTTGCCTCCACGTTTTACCACTAACACTGACTTGGTTGCTACTTTCCAAGATTCTACTCAACGTGTTGCTAATTTAACCGTATCGTCAGCTGCAAACGTAGCTTACGAATTCACTTCACAAGAAGAGATTTTCAACGTTCATGATTACATGACACGTTTCGGTCGTAGTGCAGTCGCTGAACTTGGCGCCAAGGTCGAAGCAGACGTTGCAAGAGCTAACTTAAGAAACTATCGTTTCTATGGTGATGGCACCACTGCAATTGATAGCTATACTCAGCTTTCACGTGCATTGGCTTTCTATCGCAACTATGGTTCACCATCAACTGATACTCGCTGCGTGCTTTCTGATATTGACGTACCAGCTATTATCGGTTCAGGTTTGTCACAATTTGCGCTTAATCGTAACAATGACATCGCACAAAAGTGGATGGTTGGCGAATACGATAACTGCGAATTTTATCGTTCTAACTTGTTGCCTGTTCACACATCGGGTAACGTTGGTGAGAATGGCACAACGTTGACTGTAGTATCAATCAATGCAGCTGGTGACGAATTAGTCGTTAACACTGGCGGCGGTGCTGATGCTAATGCTATTAAATTTAACGATTTATTGCAATTTAGTGATGGCGTTTCAGGTCACCCAGATTTGCGTTACTTAACCTTCATTGGACATCAAGTATCTGCAAATCCGGTACAAGTTCGCGCTACTCAAACAGCTCCAGCTGATGCAAGCGGCGATATCACGCTTAAGATTAGTCCAGCATTGGTAGACACTGCGGGTCCAGATCAAAACATCAATCACCCGATTGCGGCAGGTATGGAGCTTAAAGCGCTGCCAAGTCACCGATGCGGTGTGATTTATGGCGGAGATGCGTTGTTCTTAGCAATGCCTCGCTTGCCAGAGCAAGAGCCGTTCCCAACTGCGAATGCCGTTGACCCTGACTCTGGTGTAAGTATGCGTATGTACTACGGTACTAAGTTCGGTGAGAACCAAAAAGGCTTCGTAAATGATGTCATTTGGGGTTATCGAATGGTTGAAGAGTACGCAATGCGTTTGATTTTCCCACTATAAGGGGTAATTAAATGATAACAGACCAACTTATCACTAATGCGTATTACTTATCTAATATAGTAAGTCGCGACGAGGAAACTGTAGCAGGTTCACAACTCGCGGATGGGTTGCGCATGCTTAATGATATTTTGGCTGAGAAGTCGATGAGTGGCCGTCATATTCCGTATTACGGCCACGCATCACTCGACACGGTAACAGGCCAAGAGGAATACGATGTATCAGGTTTGATTGTTACGGATGCTGTTACATTTAACATTGGCGAGGTGCGTTATTCAATGCGCAGGCGTCACCGTAAGTTCTATTTTGGTTCTCCCCGTGTTGATAATATTGAATCACTGCCTTACAGCTATCATGCTGAAAGGATTAAAGGCGGCACAAAATTATATTTATATTTTTTACCGTCTGAGGTTTACCAAGTTAATATAACTGGAAAATTTGCACTTACTCAATTAGCGGCTGATGATGAGTTATCAGATACGCTTGATAATTATTTCGTGAGTTATCTCACTTATAAGCTAGCTAAACGCCTTTGTGATTTTTATGACATTACGTTTAGTCAGCAAAAAATGCAAACACTGTTAGAAATTGAAGACCAGCTCAATGAAGTGAGTCCGCAAGATCTATCAATTAAAAAGATGTCTACCTTAACCAACAAGGTAACAGGTTATAACTGGGCTGATGTTAATATCGGTAGAGGATGGCGACCTTGAGAACTGAACAACTAGACATAGTTGGCGGGACAAGTTTTGATCGTTATAAAAAGCAGTCTATTGAGGCTACTTATAACATGATCATATCCGATGGGGCATTAGTTCCCTATGCCGGTTATAAACCAGCGCTTGAGATTCTCCCTGGTGCTGAAGATGCACGGGAATTATACCGTAGTATTGCTTTTAGGCATTTGATTGCCGTGATTGATGATAGTGTTTTTATTATTGGTCAGGGGCTTGGCAAACAGCGTATAGGATTTTTAAAAACCTCGACGGGGCCAGTTTACATTACAGAGAACAATAATAATCAAATTGCCATTGTCGATGGTGTAACTGTTTACATTTATGATTATAAGAATTCTACCTTTAAGGCATTTGACGAAAGTCAGACAGACCCGCAAGTAGTGCCATTTAAGCCTATATATATAGACTTTCAAGACACTTATTTCATTGTTGCAGATGGCAACTCAAATCAATGGTTTTTATCTAATTTTACCGACGACGGTGATATAAGATTTATAAATCCGCTTAGATCGGGGGCAATTGAGACAAAGCCCGACATTAGTGTTGCGGCCGTTGCTTTTGAAAGGCAATTATTTGTTTTCGGCAAAACAACAACTGAGATATGGCATGATGTTGGGGCACAGATATTCCCCTATCAGCGTGATAATTCAATCAGTATCGATTATGGGTGCTTGAATGCTCAGACAATAGCGATGGGCTTCGGGCGATTGGTTTGGCTTGCTGGCAATGAGTCGGCAAGTCCTACCATTATGGTGTCAAATGGAGGCGCGCCGCAACAGATATCAACGGATGGTATTAACTTTCAGCTAGGCACGTTATCTAAGCCTGAAGATGCAACAGCCTTTATTTTTGAGCAAGACGGCCATGTTATTTATCAGATTACATTCAATTCAGATAACGTAACGTATCTGTATGATTTTAACACGCAAAAGTTTTTCAACGCGACAAATAGTTGTGGCGACAAGCACATAGCCAAGCGCGTTGTTTATTTTAACAACACGCATTATTTCGTTAGCAACATTGACGGCAATTTATATGAAATGAGTGCAGATTTAGAGACGTATGACGAGTCAATAAGAGGCAAAGATAGGATTTACGAAATACCAAGACAGCGAATTACTAGAAACTTTAGGCTTCCTAATGCAGAGACTTATGCGATTAATGAAGTCAACATTACTATGGAGCAGGGCAACAGTAGTGAAGTTAGGCGCGTTGATTTATCAATGTCTAAAAATGGTGGTGCGTCATTCGGCAATATTTTCGGCAAAGAAGTCAGAGCGCTTCCTAATAGAATTAGTAAGATGAGGTTCCAAAAGCTTGGCGCTTCGAATGATACGGTGTTTCAGTTTAGATTTTGGGGCAAATTTAGATTCGTCATTATTGGCGCGACGTTGAGTTATTTTGTATGAGTATCCCAAGTTTGCCGAAGGATGGGTTTTATGCCAAAAATGGGCAATTAGCTGATAAATGGCGGATATATTTTGAGACGCAAGCTAATTACTTGCAACGAAATATATCGCAAGAGGGCTTTAAATTGCCCCAACAGAATCAGGAGAATTTAGCAACGCTGAATAATTCAAATTCTACGGGCGCGATGCTTTATGACAGTGAAGCAGATGCCCCCATAGTAAATGTAGCGGGTGTGAATAAAAACATGACTACATTAGAGCAATTGACGACCGATGAGATAAATGCAATTCCAAGCGGTCAAAGGAATGGTCGATTCATTCACGATACTGATACGGATGAGTTGAAAATTGGTTTTAACGATGAAATTAAAACGGTGACAGTAACATGAGAGATCCATATCAAGAAGCGCAAAATATTGGTGCAACTCAGCAGGCCATGAGTTCAGAAAATAAGTTCAATCCTATGGTTGGTGGTTTGGGGGGCGCGCTTGGCGGACTTCTTGGCGGAATGTTTGGAGGACAAAGTCCGCAAGCAGCTTATCAGCAATACACAAGCGGCATTCCGGATATGTTAAAGCAGTATCTTGGACCTTATGCGCAAATGGGGCAGCAGTTAATTCCTCAATTGCAACAAGCCTACGGTGGCATGATGCAAGATCCAGGTCAGTTGTATGCTCAATTGGGTCAAGGTTTTCAGGCTGATCCGGGCTATGAATTCCAAAAACAGCAGGCTTTGCAGGCAGCGGGAAGCGCAGCCGCAGCTGGTGGGATGGCTGGGACGCCAGCCGCTCAACAGCAAGCAGAGCAAGTAGCAAGCGGCCTTGCTAATCAACAATATCAAAACTACATGAATCAAATGTTAGGGCTTTATGGTCAAGGTCTTGGCGGCCTTAGTGGTTTGGAACAGCAAGGTTTTACGGGTGCTACTAATCTAGCGCAAGCGTTAGCACAAGCACAGCAAGCACAGGCTGAAATGGCAGCAGCACAAGCCCAGCAAAGCCAATCAGGAATGAGCAGCTTGTTTGGTGGCTTAGGTTCGTTGGCTGGTTTTATTCCAGGTATTTAAGGGGT